CAAGCAGTAAGTCAGAATGATGATCTTATTCATAACTTACAAACTATTCATCTGTTAGATGGGACAGTACATATACAAGAAGTTCGTTTACCTAATCAGATATTTCTTAGAGGAGGTATCTGTCATCAGTATGGAGTAAAGTATCAAGTTAAAGTTGATGAAATCAAATGTCCTACTTGTGGAACATTGCCTAAAAATATACGGAGATAGTTACTGGAGTTACAATGTAAAAGGAGTTAGTTTAATGGGCGAAAGTATAACATTTACTTGGTCTGATGTTCACGGTGAGGCACGACCATCACCAACAACAAAGAAAAGACTTGAAGAGTGGAAGTGTGAGGCTCACGATAAAAAGGCTCTTGAAAATTGTTATGGATGGAACATATACCATTTAGATTTTCTTTCAGATGTTATAGGTGAATTAACAACCATCTATGACGAGATGTTAAATAACCCTAAGGATACATGAGATGAAAGAATATAAAGTGAAAGTATATCGCACTGTTCAACAGAGTGCGACTGTCATGATTGAAAGTGACAGAGAACTAAACGCTTCTGAAATAGAATACATTCGTACAAAGGCAGAAGATGAAGCAGGTGAACTGTCTGATTACGATTGGAAGTATGAAGAAGTAGATGACAAACTAGATATTATTGTCTATGATGGTAATGAATATTATCTTACGTAAAGGATACATACTATGACAACGATTACAGAACTAAACGATCTAATTCGTTGGCGTGAAGACATAGGACAGTTCGCTATTGACCGTCCTATTAATGACACTAAGAACCATCAAGGATCATGTATACACAAGACAGAGTTTTGTAATATAACTTGTTACAATAACAAGCTATATAAACTCTATCCCAAGATGCATGATCGAGATGATAGAGTAGAAAGTATCTGGCAGAATCTTGATCCTCTTTCCATCAAACCTTTCCTTCAGCGTAAGCGTAAGCAGACTAAGCGAGTGCGCTTCATGACTAGAGGTGAGGCGTTTGCTACATGGTCAGATGTACTCAAGGTCAAAGCTATCCTGGAAGATAACCCAGATACTCAATGGTGGATACCTACTAGAGCATGGCGTAATCCTATCTTAAAGAAATTAATTGAAGAAATGATAGTGCCATTAAAGAATGCAGCAGTTAATGCTAGTGTTGATCCATCCAATACTAAAGATGATTGGCAAATGTTACGATCAGATAAATGGAATGTGATGTTCTATGGAGATGAAGACTTGACTATCGTTCCAGACTCTGATATAAAAATGTTCTTGTGTCCCAAGACACATAAGAAACTGAAAGGACATTGCGATGTTTGTAAAGCTGGATGCTTTAGTCCATCAACTTTACAACGTCAACAATTCGTACATCTCTCACAACATTAGGAGTATACAATGGCAAACTACAGAACAGGATTTATTCCTGAATTGTTTGGTGATATCAATGACTTAATAGATCAAGTCAACAATTTAAAAGCTACTGATTCTACTTTTCATATTGCTAAATCGTTAAGTGAATTGAAGATTAAAATCAGAGAAGAATTTATTGGATCATAGATTGCATATCATATTATTATGTGGTATAATATACAAATTAGAGGAGAGTGTAATGACTAAACGATTTAAGTTTCATGACCATGTTCAAATAGGATTGTCTATTGATACAGTATGTGGCGAATCATTAAACACTATTATTTTAAGGCATAGTGATGCAACTTCTATCACTGATGTATCAGTTAGGAACTGTAATAAAATATTAAACAGAGAGTTAGAGGAATGGGAACATGAGTACAATCAATACCTCGATTCCATTAAAGTATATAACTGATGGGAAACGTAGGGTAGAACGTATACACAAAGCTGGTATGCGTGATCCTTATTGGAAAGAAAGAAGGCAGCATCAAATTGTGTCTGATAAAAAGAAACAGGCCAGTAAAAGAAAGTGTAGACATAATGTTTATTATAGTACAGATTCATAATGGTGCTAAACCTTCTTGCCTAGAAAATTTACATCCATTACCTAATGCTTATGGGAATGCTGTAGAAACATTTAAAACAAAAGAGGAAGCACATAAATTATTAGAACTGCTATGGGATATTGATGTAGAAGAACAGCAAGAAAATAATATTCATGTTTGGAGGATGCACTAATGAATACTCTTATAGAATATTATTACTTTAATAATTTAACTGACATACTGATATATCTTATTGAAAAGATTGTTAAATCTTTAATATAGGAGATAGCTATGAACTTAATTAATGTCATTCATTTGTTACAAGAAACACAAACTAAGATTAAAATTGTTTATGATAATACTAAGAGTACACAAAATACAGCTTACATAAAAGCATTACAAACAGAAAGTATTAAAACTTTAGACAAACTAATAGAAGATTTAACGGCAATACAAAAAGAAAGAGTAGGATTGGAGATCGGAACATGGCGTACTTAAAGTATATAGTATTAACAATACTTATTCTATTTTCTTCTGCAGTTTATGCTGAAGAAAAGGATGAACTCAAATGTTTAGTTGAAGCTGTTTACCATGAAGCTAGATCAGAATCTTTTGTAGGACAGTTGGCAGTCGCAAATGTTATAATTGAGAGAACAACTTTACAACAGTATCCAGATACTATTTGTGAAGTTGTTCATGCAGGACACAGATGGAAAGATAACATAATTAAAAACAGATGTGCTTTTAGTTACTTCTGTGATGGTAAAAAAGAATGGAAAACTATTGATAAGAAAGCTTTAGATGAAGCATACACAGTATCTCATCTTGCCTTAGAAGGTGTTGCAGTAATGTCTACACTAGGAGCAACCCACTATCATGCCAGCTATGTGTTTCCTGATTGGTCTGCAAACATGCTTAGATTAGAACAAATAGGAACACATATTTTTTATCTTGACTAGAGCTTTAAAATATGATATCATTCGTTTTGAAATGAGGTAGACATGGGAAGAATGAAAGATTACTTATTTAATTTTGGTTTTATGAATCAATACGGAGAATACGACATGGGACAAACAGAAGATTTACTAAGAGAAAATATGATATTACAAAAAAATGTTAAAGATTTACAAGGACAACTTAATCAAGCACATCAAAGAATAAAACATTTAACAAGTAATGAATGGTCAAATCAAACACCTGATCAGTCTTCCTTACAGGAAGTTGTTAATCCTAAACAGATGGATTTAAAATTAAATGAATAAAGAAAAAGAACCCTGTCAAGTGTTTGATTTTGTTTCTATTAAAGAATCAATAGATGAAAAGAAAAATAATTATACTATCGAAATATCGGAGGAAGAATGGGAAGATTGTGTACATGTTTTATTTTTGTTTATGGCAGAGAATGGTTATGATCCCAATAAACAAGAAGATATTATAGAGTTTGTTAAAGATTATTTTCCTGACTTACCAACTAATGATAATGATAACGAGGAATAAAAGATGACTAAGAATTTATGGGAGAAAGAAGAACGTCAAGTATTTCGATCTCTTACAAGACAGTATAAGCAAGAAGGTTATGATGTTAAAGAAGCCAAGAAGTTAGCTAGAGAAGAAACAAATGAAATCATGAGTGATAAGATTGAGTTTGCTGAAACCTTATATGAACAGGCACTTGAAGATTTTGATTGATGAGTTAATAGATAAAATTATTTTACTTCGTTCTTTGAAGTACGATATTTCTTTTAAATATAATAAAAAGAAAGGAGGAATGCTTTGTGTTTATGACTCTGGTAAAGTGGTTTGGATATACCCTTACATATCTACGCCTACAAAGTCTTACGCTAGAAAAATACTTACTGATTATTTTGGTAACTCTATTATTAGGAATTAATTATGTCTGGTAAATGGTTAGAACGAGGAGAGTGTCCTGAATGTGGATCGAGTGATGCTAATGTAAGCCACTCTGATGGTTATTCACATTGTTTTTCTTGCAATACACACTTTAATGAAAAGGATGAACAAGTGGTAGTTCCTATGCAAAATAAGAGAGATGGTTTTTCTGTAGGAGAATTAAAAGGAATTGATGACAGAAAGATTAGTGCAACTACATGTAAAAAATATAATACATTTGTTAAAACATCAGGAGCAACTGTTACGCATCATATCTATCAGTATTATAATGATAAAGGAGAATTTACTGGTAATAAAGTTAAGCAAGTTGAAGGTAAAAAGTTTTGGTCTGAAGGTGACATTCAAAGTGCAGGATTGTTTGGACAAAATATATTTACACCTAGAGGAAAGTATGTAACTGTTTGTGAAGGTGAGTTAGATGCTATGTCCGCTTATGAATTACTAGGTTCTAAGTGGCCGTCAGTATCTGTAAAGTCTGGAGCGCAAGCTGCTCTACGTGATTGTAAAAAAGCTTTTGAATATCTTAATAGTTTTGATAATGTAGTTCTATGTTTTGATTCTGATAAACCTGGACGCGAAGCAGCAGAGAAGGTAGCTCAATTGTTTGAGCCTAACAAATGTCGTATCATTCATCTTGAATATAAAGATGCTAATGAATATCTCAAGATGAATAAACGCAAGAAGTTTACAGAAGAATGGTGGAATGCTAAACCATTTACACCAGCAGGTATTATTAATCTAGATTCTTTACAAGATTCTTTATATGATGAAGCTCATTTTGAGACTTGTCTTTATCCTTGGTCAGGTCTTAATGAAAAGACTTACGGAATGCGGACAGGAGAGCTAGTAACATTTACTAGCGGTGCTGGCATGGGTAAGTCTTCTATTATCAGAGAACTTATGTATCACTTGTTAAAGAATACAGAGGATAACATTGGTGTACTGGCTATGGAAGAAAGCATTCGCACAACAGCTTTCAATATCATGTCAGTAGAAGCTAATGCTAGATTATATATTAAAGAAATACGAGATCAGTTTGATAAGAAAGATTTAATTAAGTTTCAGAAAAATACTATTGGGACAGGAAGGTTCTTTGCCTTTGATCACTTTGGCTCGATAGGTAATGATGAAATCTTAAATCGTGTTAGGTTTATGGCAAAGGCATTAGAGTGTCGATGGATTGTGCTTGATCACTTATCTATCCTGGTATCAGGTCAGGAAGAATTTGGTGATGAGCGTAAGTCTATTGATGTTCTCATGACTAAGCTTCGTAGTCTGGTAGAAGAAACAGGATGTGGATTATTATTGGTATCCCATTTACGTAGACCCTCAGGTGATGTTGGTCATGAGAATGGAAAAGAAATTACCTTGTCACATCTGAGAGGAAGTGCTAGTATTGCACATCTAAGTGATAGTGTTATTGGTTTGGAAAGGAACCAGCAAGCAACAGATGAAGTTGAATCTAATACAACTGTTATTCGTATATTAAAGAACAGATATACAGGTGATACTGGTATTGCTAGTTATTTATTTTACGACAGAGAAACAGGAAGGCTTAATCAGATTGATAATCCTTTTGATGCTGATACAGAAACAGATGAGGAGACTCCTTTTTAATGTCTGATTGTATAGTAGATATCGAAACAGATGGATTAGATGCTACTAAGCTACACTGCATAGTAGCTAAAGACACAGAGACTAAAGAAGTATTTACTTGGCAAGAAGAGGAGTGTAAAAAGTTTCCTCTTTGGGCTAAAAAATATAATAAACTTATCATGCATAATGGAATTAACTTTGATGGTTTCTGGTTAAACAAATTATTAAATATGAATATACAGCTTAATCAAATTGAAGATACTCTTATTATGTCACAACTGTATAATCCTATACGACCTGAAGGACATTCATTAAAAGCATGGGGTGATAAACTACAAATGCCTAAAGGTGATGTTGAAAGCTTTGAATATTATTCACCTGAAATGCTTGAGTATTGTAAACAAGATACTAATATTACTTATAAATTGTATGATGTATTAAAAGAAGAAGGTAAAAGATTTTCTAATAAATCTAAACAACTAGAATATAAAGTACGTGCTATCATTGATCAGCAAGAACGTAATGGCTTTGCTTTTAATATAAGAAAAGGTCAGACGCTTTTAGCTACACTTGAAGATGAAGCAAATGAATTAATTGATACTGCACAAGAAATGGTTCCACCTACTAAGGTAGAATTAAAAACAAAAACTAAATACATTCCTTTTAATATTGGTTCTCGCCAACAGATTGCTACTGTTCTACAAGATAGAGGATGGGAACCAGAACTATATACAGAGAAAGGAAACATAATAGTTAATGATGAAGTTTTATCTAAGATTGACATGGACGAGGCTAGAATGTTCAGTCGCTATCTTTTATTACAGAAGCGTATAGCCCAGATTCGATCTTGGATAGAGAAGTGTGGGGATGAAGGCAGAGTTCATGGAAAAGTAATGACACTCAAAACAATCACAGGGAGAATGGCACATAACAATCCTAATATGGCGCAAGTGCCAGCTTCGTACTCTCCCTATGGTACTGAGTGTCGTGAGCTTTGGACCGTTAGTAATCCCCACACTCATAAGTTAGTAGGCACAGATGCTTCAGGTCTTGAACTACGTGTCTTAGCTTCTTATATGAAAGATCAAGCTTTCATTGATGAAGTTGTTAATGGTGATGTTCATACAGCAAACATGAAGATGGCTGGCTTAGAGGAACGATCACAAGCCAAGACATTTATTTATGCTTTAATGTATGGTGCAGGTCCAGCAAAGATTGGGTCTGTTGTTGGTGGGTCTGCTAAAGAAGGACAAGAACTTACTGATCGTTTCCTAAAGAACATGCCTAAACTACGTAACCTTCGTAATCAAGTTACAGAAGCTGCTGAATCAGGTTTAATTAAAGGACTTGATGGTAGACTACTACACATACGAAACTCATTCTCTGCTTTGAATACTCTTATTCAAGGTGCAGGTGCAGTCGTATGTAAACAATGGCTTGTACACATGATGGCTGAAGTGTATGCTTCAGGGCTTGATGTTAAATTAGTAGGGAGCATTCATGATGAATATCAGTTTGAAGTAGTTAATCAAGATGTTAAAAGATTTACAGAGATTACTAAATATGCTATGACTAAGACAGCAAAAACTTTAAACTTAAACTGTCCTTTGGATAGTGAACATAAGGTAGGAACCACATGGCTACAAACACACTAAGAAAGAGTGAGAGTTTTAAAATAGGAGAAAAAGCCGAAAGTATTTTTGAAAAGGTAGCAAAGAAAAAACAGTTTAAAGTATATAAAGCAAACAAACATCAAAATATAAACCAACATATTGATTTTTTTATTAGCTGTTATCATTTTAATTTTAGTGTAGATGTGAAAGCTAGAAAGAAAATTAGCAGAGGAGATTCAGAAGTTAATGATGCGTGGATTTGGATTGAGTTTAAAAATGTAAGAGGTAAACCTGGATGGTTATATGGTAAAGCAGATTACATAGCCTTTGAAAGAGAGTTTGATTTTTTATTAGTCAATAGGTACAAACTGATAGAGTTCTGTGAAGATAAGGTTGACTTAGAAAATATTGTACCTTCTACTCATCTAGCTGAGTATGCAGCGTATCAACGTAAAGGAAGAAAGGATTTAATTTCAAGAGTTTGTATAGATGATATAAATAAATTAGAAGGAAATATCATATTAGAAAAATAACTGTTGACACCTAATACTATTTCATGTATAATTCGTTTTGAAATCAGGCAGAAATATCTGCTAACACATAAGGAGAAAATACTATGGGTGTAATTAATGGTACGGCTTATTGGGCTTCGATCACCACACCAAACACCACCTTTAATGAAGATGGTGAATGGAAGATTGATGTAGGTAACCTTTCGGAGTCCACTATTGCAAACTTAGTTGCCGATGGTCTTGAGGATCGTATTAAAAATAAAGATGATGAGCGTGGAGACTTTATTAGCCTGAAGCGTCAAGTAAAGAATCGTCGTACAGGACAGGCTAATTCTGCTCCTGATGTATTGGATGCACAAAAGCGTCCAATGATTAATACCCTGGTAGGTAATGGGTCTGTTGTAAATGTTCTGTATCGTCCATATGATTGGACATATCAGAAGCGTAAGGGACGTTCTGCTTCTCTTGAGGCAGTTCAAGTTGTTGACCTTGTTCCTTATGGTGGCGCTGCATCAGATGCGTTTGATGTAGTTGATGAAGGCTTCTCCTCGATGGATGAGGAAACTATTCCTCTTTCATCCTAACTAGGGAGGGGGAACTCTGGGTAACTAGGGTTCCCCCTATTTTTTATGAAATCAATAGACACATTAGTGAATGATATTTATTCCTTGTTTGAATCTTCTGTTCCTGACATGTCAGATGAAGAGGTAGATAGTATTATTAGTAAGTTTGGAGACTCTGTAGTAGTACATCTTAAAAAGTTTATCTATGAAGAAGAGCGTCGAAGAGACTCTCTTAGACTATCTGCTATAGGTAAACCTGAACGTCAACAATGGTATTCTGCTTCACCTCATTCTAATGTTAAGGAAACAATAGAGCTTCAAGGAAAGGATAAGATTAAATTTTTATATGGTTATATTTTAGAAGAGTTGCTCCTTACTTTATCTTCCTTAGCAGGACATGAAGTTTCTGATGAGCAGAAGGAAGTTCAGATAGAAGGAATTAAAGGACATCAGGATGCTATTATTGATGATGTTCTTGTTGATTGTAAATCAGCATCAGGTAAAGGATTTGATAAGTTTAAAAATAATTATGTATCTGTTGATGATCCTTTTGGTTATATCGCACAGATATCTTCTTATGCAGAAGCTAATGGTTTAGATCAAGCTGCTTTCTTGGCTATCAATAAACAAACAGGAGAGATATGTTTATCTAAAGTTCACTCAATGGAAATGATTAATGCTAAAGAACGTGTTAAATATATTAAAGATGTGGTTAATCAATCTACTCCACCAGCTAAGTGCTATCCTGATGTTCCTGATGGTAAGTCTGGGAACCGCAAGCTGGATATTGGTTGCATATACTGTGATTATAAGCGTGATTGTTGGAAGGATGCTAATAATGGTCAAGGATTACGTGTGTTTGATTATGCAACAAACCCTCGGTATCTTACACAAGTTTCTAAGATACCTAACGTAGAAGAAATTCTGGATTGGTAATGCACTGGAAATTTTTAGGTAAACCTGACATTGAAAACAAGTTTGGATTTGTTTACATCATTACAAATAAAAAAACAGGCAAAGCTTATATAGGATGTAAACAATATTGGCATTATAAGAAAGGAAAAAAAGACAAACAATCCAATTGGAAAGTTTACAAAGGTTCTTCTAAATCATTAACAGAAGATATAAAAAAATTAGGTAAAAGAAATTTTAAATTTGAAATGCTGGCTGAGTATAAAAATAAAAGAAGCTTGAGATATTATGAATGTTATTATCAAATGAAATATAATGTGTTAGCTTCTGTATTAGAAGGAACAGATGAGCCAGCATTTTACAACAACTATGTAGGAGGTAAATGGTATAGACCAGTAGAAAGTTATGAATCAGAATTATAGAAACATTATTAATAATTTAACATCTATAACTAATGAATCTATCTTCACTGATACTCACAATAATGAGTATCATTCGTTATTTATGGGTGTTATTCTTAGAGCTTTGTTGGATGTTACTAAACCAGTAACTCTGCATGAACATACTCATATTAAGGTTGATAGGAATGCTGCTCGATCCTGGTTCTTTACTTGTTCTGGAGTAACATGTGAAAACTTTGAATATATTTGTGATATTGCTGGTATCAATCCAATAGCTATGAGAGCTATCGCTTATAAAACATTACAACGAGAGGATATTGATGACGTTAGAAAACAAATCAACTCTTTTTTTAACCAGTCCTCCATCTACTATGAAGGATGATGTAGTCAATAGTCCAAAGCATTATCGAATGCAGGGCGTTGAAGCAATAGATATTATGGAAATGTCTATGACTGAAGAAGAATTCCAAGGATATCTAAAAGGTAATATACTAAAATATTTAATTCGATATAAACATAAAAGCAAACCGAAAGAAGATTTGCAAAAAGCACAATGGTACATTGAGAAACTTATTAATAAAATATAGAGGAGAATACACTATGGAGCAGATAACTTTACCTACAAATTACCAATCGTTTATTCATATGTCACGCTATTCTAGATGGCTTGAAGATGAACAGCGTAGAGAAACCTGGGAAGAAACTATTGATAGGTATCTTTCATTTATGGTAGATCATTTGAAAAATAATTATTCTTATGATTTATTTGGTAAAGAGTTATCTGAAATACGAAATGGTATGTTACGTCTAGAAGTACTTGGATCAATGAGAGCATTAATGACTGCTGGTCCTGCATTAAATCGAGAGAATATTGCAGGATATAATTGTTCCTATCTTCCTATAGATTCTCCTCGATCTTTTGATGAATGTCTTTATATTCTTATGAATGGTACAGGTGTAGGGTTCTCAGTTGAACGTCAGTATATTACTAAACTACCTACAATTCTTGATCAACCTTTTGAACAAACAGATGATGTTATTTCAGTAGCAGATTCTAAAGAAGGATGGGCTAGAGGATTACGCGATCTGATATCATTGTTGTATACAAATAGAATACCTAAGATTGATACTAGTAAAGTACGTCTTGCTGGAGAACGATTAAAAATATTTGGAGGTCGTGCTTCTGGTCCTAAACCTTTAGAAGAATTGTTTGATTTTACTATTCAAACTTTTAAGAAAGCTCAAGGTCGTAAGCTTACATCTATTGAATGTCATGATATTATGTGTAAGATTGGTCAGGTTGTTGTAGTAGGTGGAGTCAGAAGATCTGCTTTGATATCTTTATCTAATTTAACAGATGAACGAATGCGGATGGCAAAGAGTGGTGATTGGTGGGTAGATAATCAACAACGTGCCTTGGCTAACAATTCTGTTTGTTATACAGAAAAGCCTGACATGGGTATCTTTATGCGAGAATGGTTATCTTTATATGAAAGTAAGAGTGGAGAGCGAGGTATTTTTAATCGAGTATCTGCTCAAGATAAAGCAGGGTCTAATAGTAGACGCGATGGCAGCGTTGATTTTGGAACTAATCCTTGTTGCGAAATCATTCTTAGACCGTATCAATTTTGTAATCTATCTGAAGTTATATGTAGAGCAGATGATACGATTGATACTTTAAAAAATAAAATTAAGTTAGCAACAATTCTTGGAACTTTTCAAGCTACTCTTACTAACTTTGGTTACATTCGTAAGCGTTGGAAAACTACTACAGAAGATGAACGTCTGCTAGGTGTATCACTGACAGGGATCATGGACTGCCCTGCTGTGTACAATGCAACACCAGAAGCACTACAGCAGTTGAGAGATGTAGCTGTTAAGACTAATAAGAAACTGGCAGAGAAGATAGGTATTAAACAAAGTGCTGCTGTTACTTGTGTTAAACCTTCTGGTACTGTGTCTCAGCTTGTTGATGCTGCTTCTGGTATACATGCTAGGCATAATCCATTCTTTATTAGAACAGTTAGAGGAGATAATAAAGACCCTTTAACAATGTTTATGAGAGACAAAGGCATTCCTTCTGAGCCAGATTTTACAGCACCTGATAGCGTAACTGTCTTTTCTTTTCCAATGAAAAGTCCAACCAATGCAATATGTCGTAATGATATGTCAGCAATTGAACAACTTGAGTTATGGTTAAAGATTGCTGATAATTATTGTGAACATAAGCCATCTGTTACAATATCAGTTAAAGAACATGAGTGGTTACAAGTAGGTTCTTGGTGTTGGGATCATTTTAATTCTCTTTCTGGAATTTCATTCTTACCTTTTTCTGATCATTCTTATCAGCAAGCTCCCTACCAAGATATTGATGAACAAAACTATAGAATGTTTTTAAAAGACATGCCACCTTTTATAGATTGGACTGAATTACAAGAGTATGAAAAAGGAGATACTACTACTGGATCACAAGAACTTTCTTGTTCAGGTGGTATGTGTGAGGTAGTAGATATTGGAGGATAAAAGTATGTATATGATAGTTATTCTAATGTTTCTTTTGGACCCCGCTGCGGATGATGCTTTGAAGGTAAAGTTTAAGGATGGCAAAGTTCTGGAGTTTAAAAAGATAGAGCAATGTTATGAACACATATATAGTAATTTTGCAGAACTCAGAGCATTTGCACATTCTCAGTTTGGTCCTGCAACCCCTATTAAAAGTATCAATTGTTTTAAAAAAAATGTCGGATCATAAGATGTATTGGGTGTTGATTAATGATCTTAAAACATATCGAGAAGTTGTACCTAAAAAAGATGAACATATATTGGAAGCTATTGATTTATTGTTACGTTATTTACATGGTGATGTGGATGAACCTGTAGAAGAATTTCCTGATTCAGGTTTTACCGATGACTTTGGAGTTCATATGGAATAATATAAAGAGGAGTAAATAATATTATAACAAAAAAAATACCTCCTGAGAAGACTGCTGAGTAGGGTTAAAGACATGCTTGGCTACCCACCCACCAGAAATATACTAAATCTTTTGAGCGAGCTTCCTAGATAGGATAGCGTTGATTTAAAGATTTTTATTGACATTTGATGTAGAATATGTTATAATTCTTCTAAGGTAGAGAATGCAAAACTGGTTCTCTATCTTTCTTGCTAACGAAAGGAGAACATTATGAATAAGATACTTCCAAATTATCCTTCCCATGTGTGGAATAGTTTTTTTGAACAGTCAATTGGTTTTGATAAGCTACTACGAAACATCGAACATAGTCATTCTGCTATTGTAAACAATCACGGGTATCCTCCTTATAATATTATTAAGAATGGAGATGCATCTTATAAAATTTTATTGGCCTTGGCAGGGTTTAAAGCAGACGATATCCATGTTAGTTTAAGTGATAATATTCTAACCATTAAAGGTGCAGATGATTCTCAAGATGTAGAAAATTATATAGTAAAAGGAATTGCTTCCCGTAAATTTGAAAAAACATTTTCTCTAAATGAATATGCTGTAGTTGAAAACGTCTCACTTAAAAATGGTATCTTAGATATTACAATTAATATTGTTTTACCTGAAGAAAAACAACCACAGATATTTAAAGTAGAGGAATAATTATGAATCAAACTTATAATATTTATATAGGATATGATCCAAAAGAAAAGGTTGCATATGAAATTCTTAAATGGAATTTAAAAAGGATTGCAAAAAATCCACTGAATGTATATCCACTTAAAAAAAATACACTAGAAAAAATAGGTTTATACAATAGAGAATATACAGAAGAGAATGGACAGAAGATTGATAAGATTGATGGTAAACCATTCTCCTCTGACTTTTCTTTCACACGGTTTTTAGTTCCTGCCTTGAGCATGTATCAAGGATGGGCTTTATATATGGACTGTGACATGTATCCAAGGAGTGATATCTGTGAATTGTTTGAAGAATACAACGATCCTTTTCATGCTGTTTATTGTGTTAAGCATGAGTATACGCCCAAAGATAATACAAAGATGGATAACCAAAAACAGGAGCAGTATTACCGAAAGAATTGGTCGAGTCTCATGCTGTTCAATTGTGAACACCCTCAAAATCAAATGCTTACTCCGCATGTGGTAAACACACAGACAGGACAATACTTGCATAAGTTTGGATGGTTGCCTGATAAGCCAGCAGATATAGGTTCAATTCATGAAGAATGGAATTGGCTTGATGGGCATTCACCTGAAGAACTAGAACCTAAGAATGTTCACTTTACAACAGGTGGACCCTGGTTTTATAATTGGAAATGTAAAAGAGAAATGGATGGGAAGTATGCAGCAGAGTGGAACAATGATGCTAGTTATCTTCAAACAATAGGTGTACTCGAAAAAGATGTACATAAATATTTTTTATAAGGAATAATAATACACATGACCAACCTTAATTTTGTAACTTCTTTTAATGAAAATTTATTTGTCGATACTTCATATAAATTTTTAGAATCAGTCTTAGATAAATGGGAACCTAAAATTAATCTTACATGTTATACACATGATCTTGATTTAAAAAATTATATAGTGCCTGATGTTAAACACATTGACTTTAAGTCTCTTCATGATGTGTCAGATTATGAAACATTTCATAAAACTTTTAGTAAACATAATGGTACTGAAGGAAAGACAGTAGATTATAATTGGAAGCTAGATGCATTACGTTGGTCACATAAAGTATTTGCCCTAACGGAATCTGCATTTGATCTAATAGCTAAACATGATATGTTACCAGCAACAACAAGTCTTGGTTGGCTTATCTGGATTGATGCAGATTCCTATACATTAAAACGTATGACAACTAAAGATGTATTAGCTCTTCTTCCAGAAGGTGCTGATATTGTTTGCCTTGAACGCTCTGATCAAGAGTATCATGAAGGAGCATTCATGGCTTTTAATCTTAATAGCAAAGCTACTCAAGATTTACTAGGTGATTTACGAGGAGCATATATTTCAGGTGAAGTATTTAATTATCGAGAGTGGCATGACTCTTTTATTTTTACTAGACTCCTTACAATTTATAAGGCACATGGTTTAAAAGTTCTTAATCTAGGAATGAATGCTAATACAGAAAATTTTTCTGCCTTTGAACAATCTCCTTTATCTTCTATGTTTTTACATTTCCAAGGAGCAGATGCTTCTTCTCTAAAAAATATTAGAGATGAGAAAGGTGAACGTTTTATTTCTTTATCAGATGATACTACACATGATATACTTCCTAGTCGGTATACACTTTTGTCTGATGTTATGAAACATTACAAGCCTGAAAAAACTATTTTAGAAACAGGAACCTGGAATGGTGGTCGCGCTATTCAAATGGCTATGACTATGTTTGAACATACAGATACCGTTCATTATATTGGCTATGATTTATTTGAAGAAGCAACTCCAGAAACTGATGAAGAAGAATTTAATGTTAAAGCTCATAATAAAATGAGTGCAGTCGAAATAAGGTTTACTGATTTTGCTAACATTATGTTAAAACGTAAATCTAAATATTTTACTTTTGAATTATTTAAAGGTAATACACGTAATACATTAACTAAACAAGACGCTGACTTTGTATTACTCGGAGGAGGTAATAGTTTTGAAACTGTAAAGAATGAATATGAAAAATTAAAACACAATAAGGTTATTGTTTTTGATAATTATTATATGCAAGATAATACAGAACGAAATGTCATTGAAAAATATCAAGGTATAAACAAAGTATACGAGTCTATTCAAGAAACAAAAGTTAAAGAAGGTAAAGAAGATAAGGAAGGTTGGACTTCTTTTGATGATAAAGATACAGGAATAAGAAAACTTATTCTACCATCATCAGATGATGTAAGAGGTGGAGGCATTGCACATATATGCTTAATTCTAAATGATTCTGAATTACCAGAAGTACCTCGAAAGTTTAAACAAGTACCTATAATAGTTAATCCTAGAGATTGTGTATCAAAAGATTATATTAGAGACAATATTAAATCTAATCTTAAAATGATTGAGCATAATAGATTTATGCATCGTATTAGTCCACATAATAAAACAGCCTTGATTGTATCAGGTGGTCCTTATCTTGATATTAAAGAACTTAAAGATACCATTAAAGATAATCCAGGATGTAAAGTTGTATGTGTTAAGCATAGTTATAACAAACTACTTGTTAATAATATTAAACCTTGGGCTTGTGTTCTTCTTGATCCTCGTCCTATTACAGGTACAAGCACACATGGTATTGTACGTAAAGATTTGTTTAAGGAAGTTGATCCTGATACAAAATTCTTTGTAGCTTCTATGACTGATCCTTCTGTTACAGAACATCTTATATCTAAAAATGCTGATATCTATGGATGGCACGCCTTTACTGAATCTCTTAGAGAAGAAGATGAACGAGGAGTTCAGATTGTTAACAATCAAGTACATTTGGTAGGTGAGTTAGGTATTCCTCAAGGTTCTACTTTGATTACAGGTGGTACATGTGCAGCTATGAGGTCTATTGGTATCATGAATACAATGGGCTTTAGAGAGATGCATCTATTTGGTTTTGATTGTTCTATGGAAGAACCTACAGAGGAACAAATGAAAGAAACTACAGGTGCTGAAGATGAAGAACCAAAACCAAAGTACATGAAAGTAACAGTTAATGATACAGATTTCTGGACTACTGGAGAACTATTAGCTATGGCACAAGATTGTGAGCGTAGTTTCAGAGATGAAAACTCATCAATTAATTTTACTTTTCATGGTGAAGGAACAATGGTAGCAGAGTTATGGAAAATTATAGAATCAGAACGTCCTCTGCCCACATTTGAGGAGGTGTTTGATGACTAACTTTTCTAGAAAAAACCCATCGTCTCGATATAATGAGCTTGTTGAAAAATATGAAAAGATTCATGCTAAAGGTAAAGGATATTTTAATGGGAAAAGTTTATTAAAATATATTTCAAATGTACACCAAAAAATTATTGTGCATGAGTGTAAATCTTTATTAGATTATGGTTCAGGAAAAGGATTACTATATACAGATGAATGTTCTTTAGTAGAACCATTACTTAATAACAAGACTAAAGGTATTACTCGTCCTTTGCAAGAGTTGTGGAACTTAAACTATCATCAATGTTATGATCCTGCATATCCAGAACATTCTAAAAAACCAGAAGGTAAGTTTGATGCAGTTATTTCTATTGATGTATTAGAACATATTAATGAAGATGATTTAGAATGGGTATTGAATGAGATTTTTTCTTATGCAAACAAGATGGTCTTTCTAAATGTAGCTTGCTTTAAAGCTGCTAAACATTTTGAAGATGGAGAGAACGTACACATTAGTGTATTTAATCCTGAATGGTGGTTTATTCTTGTAACAGATATAATGAAAAATCATCCTGGAATTACGACATATTTATTATGTGAAAAAGTAGGACACTTAACAGACTATATTATAAGAGGAGGAGAATAACATGCTAGGAATTGTAGACTCAGTAGTAGGAGTGGCAGGAAAAGTTCTTGATAAATTTGTTGAGGATAAAGACTTACGACTTAAACTAGATGCAGAACTTAGATCACAACTGATTAATCTAGATGCTCTTCAAGCACAAACAAATTTAGAACAAGCCAAACATGATTCTATTTTCGTTGCTGGAGCTAGACCTGCAATCATGTGGATATGTGCCTTTGCCTTGGCATGGCAATACATTGTAGGACCAATGGCATCATGGGCTTTAACTATCTATGATCCTTTAATTCAACTACCTACACTTGGTACGGAAGAACTTACGGGTCTTGTTATGGCTTTATTGGGATTGGGAGCAGCCCGTTCATACGAAAAATCTAAGGGCGTGGCTCGAAACAGTATGAGGAGATAATGAAAATACTGGTATTGTGTGCAACTGTTTTATTCTTAAATGGTTGCGTACATTTAGCTTTATTTACTGTGATAAAAGAAACTGCCGCAATAGGTTATTACAATGAAAGGTTAAAACAAATTGAAAATAAAAAATAATTTACACAAGTTACGTAATTGGAAAGTAATTTCAATATTATCTTTTTACCTATTAGCTATAGGCATAACAGGCTATTTAACATTTCTTGCATGGGTATGTTTAATAAATCAATTTTGTAATGGATGTTTTGAATAAAGGATATTTAATATGAAAGAAGGAAAAATATGGGGAACTACAGAAAATATCTGTGCAAATAGTTCTTTTGAATTTCACCGTATTGAATTTCAAAAAGATAGTGAATGCAGTAAACACAAACACCAGTATAAATGGAATGGTTTCTTTGTCGAAAGAGGAAAACTTTTAATTAGAGTATGGAAAAATTCTTATGATTTAGTTGACCAAACTATTTTAAAAGCAGGAGATTATACTAAAGTAAAACCTGGGGAATACCATCAATTTAAAGGAATAGAAGATGGCGTTGCTTTTGAATTATATTGGGCTGAATTTAATCATGATGATATAGAAAGGGAAAGTGTTGGAAAAGGACCAAGAGGGTACACTAAAGAAGACGACGACACCATTCCACACCAAGGATTGGTATATCAAGTGGGTAGCTTTTCTGATCCTATTAGTTGGAATGCTGCTGACAAGAAATAATATTTGTTATCATCATGTCTCTCAATAGTAAACAAGAAAAATTTGCACAAGCCTATGTACTGCATCGTAATGCAACAGAGGCTGCAAAGGCAGCAGGGTATTCTGAGAAGTCTGCTAATAATCAGGGGTATAGATTATTACAGATAGATGAAGTCGTAACCAGAATTGAGGAACTGGAAAGCGAACTTGTTACTGATATTGATGTTGTTGATGAACTGGAATCTCAGTATACCTTTGCTGCTACTCATGGTCATACCAATAGTGCAATCAAAGCATTAGAACTTTTATCCAGAGTAAGAGGTGCGAAGTCAGATAGAACTACACACCTCTCTACTGAAACAATTGAGCAAGAAATTGTTAGCTATATGGAAGCTTTAGGTAAAGATAAAATAGATGATTTAATTAAAAAGTGTAAGTTTTAATTTCCTTCTCCACCATAGATGCCACCATCAGGATCGACCCCAAAATCTCCAGCAAAATTAAAATCGATATCACCTTCATAAGGGCCAGGTACAAAACCAGATGGATCACTCATGAAAGAAGCGAAGGATTTGTCATCCATATCGAATGGGTCCATTGTCCAATCATATAATCCTTGATCGTGACCAACAAAATAAGTATTACCACTATGTGATTGTGGTACCCCTTCTACGAAGGAGGCTGGATTGATCGAAGAAAATGCTGGATCACTATCTTGATATAAATCAACAGGAACTCCAATATCAAGTTCGCCTATTGACGCGCCAGCGGGTAAGCTAGATAGACCTTCATATATAGAATCTTCCCAACCAGAAGGAAGCTGCCCAAAACCTATATTTTCATCCATAACAGTATATGGATTTCCTGGTTCCGCATAAGCATTATAGAATACATCAGGGGTAATGCCTAATCCTAATCCAGACGTAGCTAATTCTATTGGACCTGCTAATCCAGGTATATCTACACCTTCTTGTAGAACACTTTCAGGTTCTGTTTTTGGTGGGTCCATAAGATCAGTAACAAAATTAATAAGACCAAGTATAGGCATTAAAGCAGGAAAAAAGAAAGATGCTAGTAATCCTAGTCCAGCAAATGTCCAATCTTTTCCAGTAACTTTTTCTCCCATCATAGCTTTTACTGCTGGTGTTACCAGTGGGGCAGCTTTTGAGCCGATGCCTGGTAACGCCCTAGATATTAATGATTTAC